GGGCTGCCGCTGCCGGCAATTGATGTAAAGTCAACAGCAAACCCCGAAGAACCCAAGCAATAACATGATACCCACACCATACCCTCCCATCTACCTGCCAACCAGTGGCTGGCAACCGGTCCGGCCCAGAAGGCCAGGGCCCAATCGCCGCGACCAGGGGGGGAGGGGGTCTCGATTTCGGCCGGGGTCCGATGAGGCGTTGGGTTAACTGGCTGAAAATATTTGAGCAAAAGGACCTTTTATGACTGAGACCGATTTACCGCCGACGCCAGGAGCGCCACCGGGCTTTCCACACGAGGAAAACGGAGTGCGCCACGTGATGGGTTTGACCAAGGATCAAATGCGCGCCCTGCGCCACGGCGAATTAACGGCCGCGATAGATTTTAAAATTTTTAAAAAGCGCATTTACTTGAGCGCCGCCGGCGCACAGCGGCTTCTGAATTCGACGGGGCTACCCCCGGCCAAAAAAACGCCGGAATCGTGCCTGAGCACGACTACGGACGATGGCGCCCCCGTAAAAAATGTCCCGGCCAAAAAAACGCCGGCGGAAATTGTGCAACTGCGAGTGGTGCGCTGTGATTTGAGGAATCCCCACCTCCTGCTGGCCTGCGCGGCGGCAGAGGATCCGGACCGGCCCAAGACGACGGTGCGGGTGCGGGTGCGGAGCGTGGCGAATTTTATCCGCCGGATGGAGCTGCCGGCATTGCTGGTGGACGGTCATACGGACCTGTACGACCTGGCGCATGCACTGCCGCGAAAGCGAGGGAAGTGGTGATGAGTCTGATTGACCAGGTGATCGAACTGAGCGGACCCCTGCCGGATCCGGTCCGCTACCGACATCATTTGGAGGGGCTAAAGCCGGAAAGACTGCAGGAGCGACTGACAGATCTGCTGGCGAGCAGCGGGCGGCGAACGGGCGGAAACCGGTGGGAACGGCCGGCAAATCTTCGCAGAGCAATATTTGCCGCAGACTCACGTCCGCAGCTACACGATTTGAACCGATGAAGGCTTACCACATCACGCAGTGGAATCCGCTTTACGAAAAAGCGGACACCCGCAAGACGGATTACATGGGCTGGTTTTGCAAACAGACCAAACTGGTGGGCATCGGGATTGGCAAGACGATGCGCGAGCCGTATCCGCGCAATGCCATCCTGTACGGCATCTGGACGATCATCGAAACGCTAGCAAGCCAGTCGGCGGTAAACGAGCGCGGCTGGCTGATCCGGGGCGGTGTGGCGCTGGATGCCGAGAGCATGGCTGACCTGGTACCGACCGTGCCGCCGACCGCTTTTGCGGAGGCCGTGGAATGGTTTTTGCAACCGAAAATCGGCTGGCTGGAATGCGTGGAATGCCCGCACCTGAACGGAACGGCACCGGAATTATTTCCCACTGAAACACCCAAAAACGCCGCTCCTACGGAAGCCACCGGGAAAAATTCCCGGTCAGTTCCCGCTCCTACGGAAGCCACCGGGAAAAATTCGGCTACAGACAGACAGACAGACAGACATGTAACAGACATAAGAAGAGAGAGAGAGAGAGAGAATAGCGGTTTCACTTCGAAGGGAGAAGCGCGGAAGGCGCAACTCCAGCAGTTTGCATCCGCTCAGGCCCGGAAGCGGGAATTGGAAGCGTTGACTGAAGAGTTGAGCCTGGATCAGGAGGAGGAATTAAAAAAAATGCGCGTGTTGGTAAAAATGATTCAAAAAAAACAGCGGGCGGGGGATTTCACGCCGGTGGAGAATAAGCCATGAAAGGTAACGCCAGTGAATACCTGGGCGAGGCTGGAAAACGCGGCGCGCACGGAGTGACGCGCCCTTCCATTGACCGACTGCCCCCCCACTCGCCAGAAGCGGAACAGGGGGTGTTGGGATGTGTGTTGCTCGCGCCGTCTGAATGTCTGGACGAGGCGCAACTGGCTTTGCCAGACCCGCTGGCATTTTACGATTTACGGAACCGGACGGTGTGGAACGCGCTGGGGACGCTGCAAAAGCGGGGCACGGCGATTGATTCAATCACGCTGATGCAGTGCTTGAAGGATGAGGGGGTACTGGACCAGGTGGGCGGCATTGCCTACCTCGCAGAATTGCAGGACAAAGTGCCAAGCGCGGCGAACGTGAGCGCCTATGTGGCGATGGTGCGGGAGAAGTTTTTATTGCGGCGCTGGATTGCGCTGTGCGCGGAAGTGACGGGCGAAGTGTATGAAGAGAAGACACCCGTGGAAGAACTGGTAGGAAAGATTTCGACCGCGCTGTTCAAACTGTGTGAGACAAATTTGCGGGTGACGGAAAAGACGATGCGCGAGGTGATGGTAGGAGTGCATGAAGCCTACCTGGACAAGTTTGTCAGGGGAAAGAAGTTCAAGACCGGACCGATGACGGGCTTTAATTACCTGGACAGCATTCTGCCGGGCCTGGCGCGCGGGCAATTAATCGTGATCGCGGCACGGCCCCGGACAGGCAAGAGCGCACTGATGATGCAGATAGCGGAGTTTATTGCGCTGGTGGAAAAGACGCCGGTGGCGGTGTTCAGCCTGGAGATGACGGCCGTCTCGCTGGGAGCGCGGGCGTTGTTTCAACGGGCGGGCAGTGACATGACGAAATTTTTGAACGGGTTCATGTCGGAAAGCGACGTGCAAAAGCTGACGGTGGCGGCGTGCCAACTGGCGGAGATGAATCTGCACATTGACGAGAGCCCGCGCTTGAGCATCGAGGACCTGGAGATCCGCTGCCGGCGCCTGGTGCGGAAGCACAATCTGGGCGTGATTTTTGTGGATTACTTTCAACTGTTGTACGTGCGGAACCGGCACAAGCAATGGAGCAAGGCGGACGAGATGGCCGAGGTCTCGATGCGACTGAAGGGGATGGCCAAGGAATTGAACGTGGCGATCGTGCTGTGCGCGCAGATGAACCGGGAGATTGAGAAGGAGACGCATCGCCGACCGCGCCTGAGCGACTTGAAGGACACGGGTCAACTGGAACAGGACGCCGACGTGGTGATGTTTTTGTGGAAGCCAGACGTGAGCAGTGAGAACTGGGAAAAAAAAGTGCAGGACATTCTGCCGCGCGTGCCGTGCCCCAGCGATTGGAAGGAAAGCCGGGCGTGGAAAAAAAACCTGGCGATTATCACTTGCACGGTGGAAAAGCAGCGCGAAGGCCGCAGCGGCGAGGACGCGACGCTGGTGTTCATCAAGCCGTGGACGCGGTTTGTGGACGCGTACCGGCCGATCCAGGAAACGAAACCAGAGGACCTGCCGCTGGCGCCGGAAGCCAACGAAGAGGAGGAACCCCATGATTGACCAGAAATATCCGGCGGCGTTGGTGCGGATGCCCACGGGAGAGGGAGGAAGAACGGCCAATCTGGACCGGTCTTCGCCAGGAAGCTACGACCCGGCCAGTGAGCATTACGCGTTCAAGACGCATCCGCTGCTGCCGTTGCCGCCGCCCGAACAGATGGCCCAAGACCTGGCCCGGCCGGAGACGGCAGCGGAGCTGGTGCGCTACCTGAACCAGCGCGGGGAATTGCTGCGCGCGGCGGAACTGGACCCGCTGTACCACCGGCTGCGCCTGGCCCAAAGCAAGGTGGTGGATGATCTCCTGTGCCGATATCAACTGGTGTATGAGAGTGGCGGCAAACGCGCGGGCAAGACGGAGGACGGCGTGCCGCGCTTTCTGGAATGCTGCCTGGCCTACGGCAAGGCCAAGCGCTGGGCCATGCAGGACAACTCCCTCAGCTCGATTGCCAACCTGCAACAGACCTTTTGGGCGTACCTACCGCGCAGCGTGCAGGCGCTCAATAACAAACGCAACAACAAGTACCGGGTGCATTACAGCCCGCAAAACGGGTTTGACGGGCTGCTGATTTTGCCGAACGGCTGTGAGATTTATTTCCTGAATTATACGCAGAACCCCGGCGATTTTCTGGGCTGGGAACTGGGCAAACATCCGGGGATAAACCTCAAGCCAGGCATCCCGGACATTGGCGCGCTGCTGGATGAGAATTGCCCGCTGGCGTGGCTGGAAAACATCCAGATGCGCTGCTCGACGCGCGGGGCAAAGATCCACTGGATGTATAGCCCGCAGGAAGGCATTACCCCGGCGATCAAGGACCTGAAGGCAAATGCCAAAACGCTCGAGCACGCGCCGGCGGAATTGCTGGCCGAGCGGGTGAATGTGCCGGGCCTGCCCAAGGGGACGATGCCGGTGGTGCAGGTGGACGAGACCAAACGGCTGGCGATCTTTTACCGGTTCACGGAGCATAATCCGTTCAGCGGCTATGCCAATGCCGGCGGCGTGAAGGAATTGTGCCGCGGCAAAAACAACGCGGCTTATACCATGGCGCATGCTTACGGCTATTGCGAGATGGTCAAGGGCCGGGCCTTCCCGCTGTTTGGCGAGGGGAACGTGATCCCGGAAAGGGAACTGCCGGCGGAGGGCACGAATTACATGGTAACAGATCCCGGCGG